TCATTTCAAAAGGTAACAGAAACATCGTCTCTTCATAGCAATAGAGATTACGAAATAGGTATTATATACATGGATGAATATAATAGGTCAACAACTGTTTTAGTTGATTCTGAAAATATTGTTCATTTACCATGTTCATCTAGTGGAAGTAAAAATACGTTAAAAGTTAAAATAAATCCTAGTCAAAAAGCTCCAGTTTGGGCTACTAGATACAAGTTTGCGATTAAACAAAATAAAGAACTTTATGATACAATATATTCAACTATTTTTTACGTAGACAAACTCAGTGCAGATATTTATTTTTTATTAGAAGGTGAAAATGCTCAAAAAGTTTCGGAAGGAGATGTTTTACATTTAAAAGCTGATTCTAATGGACCTTTAAGTGAATGTAAAAAAATAACAGTTCTTGAAAAAGAATCAAAAGAAAGTGATTTTATAGAGGATATATTAGACCAACCTGTTCCAGCAGGTGTATATATGAAAGTTAAAAACTCTGAGGTTTCAGTAGATTTTAACAGAAATAATTCTTATTCACCTGGTGAGGCTGGTGTTAGTAATGGTTTTTTTTTAAAATATAAATCTTTTGGTGAAGGGTTAAATTTTGATGGACAAGGTAATATCTTGGCAGATCAAACTATAAAAAGAGGAGACAGAATAAATCTAAAAGTTTCTATTAGAACAAACCCCCTCCCTGGTTTTTTAGGGTTTCCAACAGACCAATTCGTTGAGTATAATCTAAACGAACCATATGAGTCAAGCTCAAACTATACAGATATTATAGAGTGGTGGAACGGAGATAATATAGGATCTACTTTAGGTACTGATAGTCAAGGTGCCTCTGCGGTTTACAATGATATATTAGCAACTGTTCCTAATGCACAACCTAGTGGTGGGGTTGCAACAGGTGTTGTAGGAAGTACTAGTACTGTTGCTCAAGGTCCAGGTTTTAGATGGTTTAAAGAGTCGGGTACAGGTAAGATATTTTTATTAATAGGAGGTTATGATATTGCTTGTGATTTTATAAAATGTGAAATACAAATTATAGCTGGTAGTGACGTTATGATATTTGAAACAGAGACACAAGATGCTGCTCCAGATATTTTTTATGAATCCTCTGTATCATATCCTATTACCAATGGTTTACATGAGGGTAATGTGCAAAACCAAACCGCATCACTTCCTGCAATTATAAATACTGAATTTCAGAATTGTTTTGCATTTGGTAATGGTGCTGAAAGTTTTAAAATACGTGATTCAATTACTAGAAGTACCATGTCTATTGGCAATAGAACATCTGCTGTTTTAGAGGGTGAGGATTTTAGAGAGGTTCATAGATTTGCAGATTTAACATATAGTGGTGTCTATAGCTTTAATGTTAACAACTTAAATGAATTTAATTTAGGTTTATTAAACTTCAAATCACTTGAGCCATCATTTGGAGAGATACAAAAAATATTCGCTAGAGCTACAGATATTCTTATTCTACAAGAAGATAAAATATCATATGTATTAGCGGGTAAGAATTTATTATCAGATGCAGCAGCAGGAAGTGTAGTTACGTCAGTTCCTGAAGTTCTTGGTACTCAAATTGCCCGGTTAGAGGAATATGGTATTGGAGATAATCCTGAGTCTTTTGCAAGCTATGGATATGACAAGTATTTTACAGACTCTAAAAGAGGTGTAGTGATACAGCTAAAAGGATCATCGTATAGTAATGATCAGTTGACAGTTATTTCTAACTTTGGGTTAGGCTCCTGGTTTAGGAATTTATTTATTGATTTTCCAAACACTCAAAAGCTAGGAGCGTATGATCCATATATGAAAGAATATGTCCTTTCATCTCCTAACATAGCACTTCCTTTTACTCCAGTTTTAGTAGAAGGAGGAATAAAGCAAAAGTTTTTAGTCACTCCTACAAAATCTGTTTCTTATACTGTTGACTTAGGGCAAACAGTAGGACCATGTACTGTTTCATATGATGTTTTAAGTATAACTCCTGGAGATGTATTTAATGTTGTGGTAACATATAACTCTATTGCATATCCTAACCCTCCTGGATTTCAAGTGTTAAATACTGCAGGAGCAGGTAGTTTTACAGTTAATAAAGCAACCGTTAATCCACAAACAGCAACAGTAAGTATAGTTTACGCTCCTCCTGGTGATCCAAATCCAAATGCATCATTAGATTTAGAGATGACAGTAGAAGAGCCAAGTGCAGATACATTAAATGTATTTCAAATCTGTGTGTCTGACAACAATGACAGTCAAGAGACGATACATAATGAGTATAGATGGTCATCTGGTTCATTTAATTCAGCGTTACATTCTAATTTTGTTTCATTGGCAGAGGGTACAGCATCTCCTTTGGTTTCTCAGTATAATAAAGTTACAGGACTTCAAGGTGGAAATATAGTTCCGATTGACGGAGCTACTGTTGAGTTAATAAGTAACAGGCTTCAGAGTGATGATTTTGATTTTGATAGTTCTGTCAATAACTTTGCACAACTTAGAACTGCAACACTTTATAATAACACTCCAACTGATATTGCAGCGTTGTTGGCTGCTGCTTCAAATGTTGCTGCATCAGGGAGTGGAGGTGTATTTTCGGGTACATTTACAATGCTTTCAGGAAATAACAATGACAACTTGTACCTTATATATGATTATAGAAAACCTGTAGCTGTTACACTTTGTTATTCCAACACCAGTGCAGACGATGCTTGTTGTACATGTGGTACTTCAAATACTTACTACCTAGACGGACCAACACTAGACAAAGCTACGGCTGTGTATACATCTTCTGCTTTGACAACAAAAGCTACTGACGGATGGTACTCAACTGGTGGATTTAATAGAAAGCAGACAAGTGGATTATTAGAGATAAACACCCTATGCTCTGCTTGTAATCTTGCGTGTGGTACTACATTATCTATGGATACTACTGGAGGGTTTTATACTGTTAATATTGATTTAGGTTCAGCAACGGGAGCAGTGGTTTTAGACATTGATTTTAAAACAATACCTGATGGTGTAAAAGTTGAGTATAATGGTGTAACATATAACTCTATATACTCTCCTAATTTTGGCTTCATAAACAGTCCAGGAACTAACCCATTGTATACGGGTATAACTGCTTTTGATTGTAGTATTTCTGGAAAAACTTTTGACAATTTAATTGATTATCAATTTAATGGTAATGGCTTCAACAGAACAGGAACTATTAAAAGCGAAACGGTAGATCCTACTTCGGTGTTTTTAAAAGCTACGGGGCTAGGAACATGTAAGATGATTATACCAAAACCTGCAGCTAGTCCAAGCACAGCCACAATGACCATTATAAGCCCATGTGATAAATCAGAGATTGAAATAACACCAGCTTGTCCTACTGCATTGTCTGCTTGGGAAAGTTATCAAGCTGCTCCTTCAGCAACGAATGCGAGTGGATTATGTACAGTCGGTGCGGTAACAACATACTACCATGTGGTTGTGGGCGGATCAGCAGGTAATCCTGGTGTTGGTGATATAATATATACAGACGCTAATGGTACTACTTTAGCTGGTGCTGGATTCTATTCAGTAGTTGGAGCTGCTGTCATTCAAGTTGACGCAAACGGAGTTGTTGCATCGACACCATCATGTGTACCTTAAAATTTAGATTATGATTCCTATAGGAATAAAAAACTTAACAGCAAATACTTTATATGTCAAAGAGCTTCAAGCAGAGGTTTCTGGCAATCAGACTTTTTTTCTTGGTACGTATGACTTTTTTGATTTAGCAGCTGCTCAATCACTAAAGGACTTCATAAATGCAGGTAGTGCTGTTATTATTAGAGATGGTGTTCAGTTATCACAAGCTGATTCATTAGCTTATGTTACGACACCATCATCAGGAGGAGGCGGATCAGGAGAAGTCAATACAGCATCCAATGTAGGTACGGGTGCAGGTCAAGTGTTCAAGCAAAAGACAGGTGTTGATTTAGAGTTGAAAACCATCAAGGCAGGAACGAATATAACGGTGACAAATAACGCTGATGATATAACTATTGATGCATCTGGTGGTGGTGGTGGTATCTCTTTAACTGACTTATCTGTAACTGCTGAAGGCGCACCAGGAGGGAATGGTGATTTAGCATATAATAGTGCTAGTGGTGAATTTACATATTCGCCACCATTGTTGGATGGATTAACTGCAGCAGGAACAACAGACTTTGGAGCAAATAAAATACAGTATGCTAATAACTATGCAACGTTAGCAGATTTACCATCTGCATCTACATACCATGGAATGTTTGCTCATGTTCATGCTCAAGGTGCTGCATATTATTCTCATGCAGGTAATTGGGTAAAACTTGCAGATGCATCAAGTGCAGGCGGTAAATCTAGATACCCAGTAATAACAAAAGCAAGATTACACGAGTTCAATGATTATAATGTTATTGGTGGTAATTATGATGGTAGAATTTCTAATGGTTTTTGTAGTGAAATACCCATTAGTTTTGGTGGTGATGTTGTTCTAACAAAAGTGGAATGTAGACAAACTAATACCAATAGTGGGGCGGCAGCTAATGGCGGTAGATTAGGTATCTATAAACTACATTCTATTGTAGCAAGTGGCGGTCAAGCTGGTAATTTTAGATTTGATAAAGTTTATCAAGAAACACAGACTTTTGATTTTTCATCCGCTTTAGCAGGTACAGACCAAGAGATTACATTAACAACGCCTCAAACTTTAGAAGCTGGCGAACTGTATATAATAGCTATTGTGGATGATTATGCCGTAAATGATGCAACAACGCCTACATTATTTGGACGTAGAGGTCTAAATGCTAGAATACCGTTTAGCTCAGCTATGAGCAATCAAAGGGAAAATAGTGCCTCATTATTTTGGACTAACGCAACTTCAGGATATACATCGCCCTTGAGTATCACAGGGGGCGTAATGGTTAATTCAGCCGTTCTTAGAACAAATGGTTTTAGTTATAGTTATTCAGTATCAAAATGCTTATTAACAATACAAAATGCTTAAATATGTCTACAACATACACATTAACATATAGTGACAAGTTTAAGGGATTCCCTTCGTTTTATAGTTACATACCTGACTTCATGATTGGTATGAATAGTCACTTTTATACCTTTCACAAGGGTGATATATACAGACATAATGTTGCAACAACAATAGGCGGTGCTACTGTACCTAGGAATAACTTCTATGGGTCGCAGTACAATTCTTCAATTACAAGTGTCTTCAACGAAGGACCGTTAGATAACAAAATATTTAAGACCATAAATCTAGAGTCCTCATTCGCAACTGCTGCTGATGCATGGTCTGGGCAGTTTGACACTGACATTCAAAAGACTGGATTTATTGATGCTAGTTTCTTTGAAAAGAAAGAGGGTGCATGGTTTGCATATATAAGAACGGAAAACAATGCACCAATATTATCAAGTGATTACACTTTAAGATCTATAACAGGTATTGGAAATTGTACAACAGTAGTAACTGCATCTAATCCATATACTATAAACTTTGCTGTAACAACGGAAATAGGCAGTTCACTTAGTATCGGTGATCAAATATATGCTACATCTACACCTATATTAATAGGTACTGTTACGGCTTTAAATGTTAATTTACCCGCAGGTAATAACAGTATAACTGTTAGTATTAATCCTTTAAATCCACCTGTGCTAAACAATGGTGACTTCATATTATTTGCTAAGAACCAAAACGCAGAGAGCTATGGAGTATTGGGACACTTCTGTGAGTTTACCCTTACCAATACAGCTACTACTGCTGTTGAGCTGTTTGCCGTGGAGACGGAGATAATGAAATCGTTCCCTTAAAAATTTGTATCTTTATGTTTAAATATATATATCATGGCATTTGAACTTATATTAGGTGGTATTGGAATAGCTACCGAAGCTATATCGACTATAGGTAGTTTTGCTCAAGCAGCTGAACAAAATAAAAAATTTAGAGAAGCGGAAGAAGCTGCCGCTGCGGCAATGATAGAGGCTAGAAAAAGGCTTGAGGTTAATGTTTATAAAGGATTAGGTATTCAACAAGAGTCATTCGATTTAGCCAGAAGAGAGCTGTTATCTCAAGGCGCATTAGCTACTGACGCTTTAAGAGAAGGCGATGCTAGATCATTGGCTGCAGGTGTAGGGCGTGTTCAGTTAGCACAGCAAGCCGGTCAAGAAAAAGTGGCTACAGCTATGCAACAGGAAAAAGCTCAGTTAGATAAACTTATTGCTGCTGAGGAGGGGAGGCTTGCAGATATTGGATCTCAACTTGACCTTCAAGAGGCTATAGGGGCGCAAGAGGCTGCTGCTGATGCACAAAAGGCTCAAGCACAGGCTATACAACAAGGGTTTGCTGGTGTTACTAGACTTGGAGGTAGAATTGCTGCTATGCCTGGATTATTTGGTAAGACACCAGAGGCCAGAGCTGCCGCTGGTATTAACAGAGATTTGAAACAAAAGTTAAATAAGGAGCAAAGGGCAGAGAGAAAAGAACTTCGAAAAGATTTCAAAGAGCAACTTAGAGACACTCCTAGAGAAGACCGTAAAGACTTGAGAAAACAGTTTAGAGATGATATGACAGATTTAAGAGAAACTCAATCATCTGTAAAAGCCAATACATTAAAAAGTATACTTAGTAATGTAGATATAAGTACTCTTGATTTAAGTGACGCAGCTAAGTCTATATTAGTAGATCCTTCTAATAAGGATAGATTAAGAAATCCAAGTGAGCTTAGTGAAAATGAATTCAAAGCATTTACAGCATCTCTTTCACTTCCTGTGCTTCAAGGTATTAGAGAACTTGTGGGCTTAGAAGTTTCTACACGAGGTCGTAATCCTGATCCGTCAGATGTTTTTTATGAAACAATAATACAAAATCCTTTGTTTTCAATAGATCCTGCTACTGGGTTACCATTCAATCCAAATCAATCTCAAATGACTTATGGTTTTGGAGGTGGGCAAACACCTACTTCGCAGTTGTTGCCTCAATTAGGTCCATCTTATATAGGCATGCCTGGGTCAATATATTATGGTAAAGAGCCTGGTCCAGTTAATAATATTTTTGATCCATTCAATATATATACAAAATAACCTATGGCAAAGACATTTTACGGATACGCAGAAAGAGAGGCAGGTAGCAATGTCGATTGGTCTCAGATAGGTAGTGAGATTTCAGAGATGTTGAACCAAGAGATAACTCGTAGAGTTGATCTTAAAAATGACATAGACACAGCATCTAGAGAGTATGGTGAAGTACTAGCGAATGCACCAACAGGACAGCATAAGGGTGCTACTGACTTTATTACAGACCTAACCGGTAATGCTATGCAGGCTAGATTAGTCCAGGATCGACTTTTAAAGTCTGGTCAACTAAAAGTAAAGGACTATCTTCTTATGCGTGAGAATCTAAAATCAGGGACTCAGCAAGTGTTTGATGTGGCTAAAACTTTTCAAGCAGAATATGCACGTAAGACAGAGCGAATGACAAAAAATGAGTCCGCAGCTTACGAAAAGAAATTGTTTGAATTAACTGAGGGGTTTTCAAACTTTAACAACTCAGGTGCGTATATAAACCCAACAAACTACCAAGTAAGCTTAGCTAAAAAAGAAAAGGTAGAAACAGCAGATGGTGGTGTTATCTACAAGATGAGCAAGAACCCTTCTGAGTTCTTTACGGTAACAGAGTTGAATAACTTTGCAAGTGCAGACGTTGATAGGTTTGACATTGCTGGCGCAGTTAGTAAGATAGCTAGTGAAATCGGTGAAAGGGTAAATCAGACGTACTCTATGGACCCAAGCAAGAGATCGTTTATTATTCAAGCGATAAGTGACCCTACAGGTGATGTTTATGAAAAAATGTTAAGAGATGGTGACTTAACCAAAGATGACATGGATGTTGTCATAAAGTTTCGAGAGCAAATAAAAGCAGAGATTGGAGCTATAACAGGGAATGAGCTTAATGCTCTATCTGTTTATACAGATTCTATGGTAGGATTCAAAGACTTCACGTTTAATGAAGATGAGCAAGGCGATGGCATGGTTTTACTAGAGAAAGATCCTGCTGGTGGATTGCCAATGCCTAACTTTAAAAATAAGAAAGGTGAAGAACTTCTGATTGACATTGAGAAAAACATACTAAATAGAATCAAAGTTCGCTTAGACCAATCAGTTACGGCTACGGGGACTCAGATTAGAGAAGCCTCTAAAACAGCCCAAACGAGTGATGAGTTTAAACGAGATAAGGTGAAAAATAAAGTTAACACCGCTAAAGATATTTTCTTATACGACTTGGTCTATGGGAACAAGGAGCAGAAAGATAAAGCATTAGATGGTTTGAGGTCGTATAACAATGAGAATATATTAAAGTATGAGTTTAAATTAGATAATGAAGGTAAGCAGAATTTATATGCAAAAGTACCTGCGGATAATGCCGATGGTTTTACAATGGTTGAGATGATTAGGGACTTTAATAACCTTAGCCCAGAAGAGGTAGCTAGACAAATTATATTCAATCAACGTGCTAATATTCTTGACGAAAAGGATAAGGAGTATTACACAGCAAGTATGGCAATGACGGGTTTTGGAATTGATGCAGCCAAGAAGTATAAGTTAAATGATAATGTTGTTAGACCTATTATGCCGGGAGAAGTGGTTGAGTCGGGAGAGACTAGAGGAAGGTACATTGATCTAGCCGCTAGAGAGGCTGCTACTCAGCAAGGTGCTGTTATTGCAGGTAACACAGTGTTTAATAAAGCGCACAAAAACACAAGTAGTGCAGCGGATGCTGCTAATGCAATTAGTACTGCATATCAAGCTAAACCAGAGGGGGGTAGACTAGCTCAGAATCCATTGAACCCTGATAACATGAAGGTGACTCCTATTAATAAAGAAAACTCTGCAAAAATACACGATGACAATACTGCATGGTTTGGGAAGAACAATAGTCAACTAATAGAGATAAGTTTAGATCCTAGTGTAGGTCCTTCTTTTGTCATACCTATATATGATAGTTCCTATGGGAGTAAATCTGCTATACCTGAAATAATGAGTTTCCTTGATCAAAAAATAATAGATCAATTTAGACAAGGTAAAGATTATAAACCCTTTACATTAGATGATATTAAACAATTTATGGGTACGTATAGTGGAAGTAAAGACTACTTTGACGAGTTCCAAAGGGGGTATAAAGCCATGTTAGATAAAGGGGGAAGCCCCATTATAAATGGTCCTTTAGGTACAGGTATGTCTAGCGATAAGGGAGGAGATGATGTTGGTGGAGATGAACCAGGAGCAGCAGATGACACCAATGCTAACCCTGGTAATACCTTGTTTCAGAAATAAATGGTTATAATAAAAGTCAAAAATATAGACTACAATGAATGAAGAGCGACTAAGGGCATTATATCAACTGTATCTTGATAAAGAGATAATTACAAAAGACGTTGTAACTGAAGAAATGTGGATGAACTCTTCTCCTGAACAGGTAGAGGGACTATGGAATCTTGGCATTCAAAATGAGTTAATAACAAAAGATGTTGTTCCGCTTGAAATGTACCAAGAGGATTGGGGATTATCGTCTGTAAAAAAAAAAGAAGATGGCGTTTCCGAATCGGCAGATGGTATATCGGGTGGTTTAAGTCTTGAGGAAATTGCAATGCCTCAGCCAGAAATGTTTGAAACGCCAAGGGATGAGTTCTTGTCATCTCCTACTATGCAGGTTGAAGAGCAAGTTAGAACGCAAGTTTCAAAACAAAGAGGCGAAGAGGACAGAAGGCAGACTGAGATTATACGCCAGAAGGAGGTGTTAGAAAGTGCTAAGGACTTAGAGCAAATACAACAAGCGCAGCAAGAGCTAGAGGCATTTCGAGGAGGTGATGATTTACAATCAGACCTAAGCCTAATCAATGAAAACTTCACAAAAAGATCAGAGGAAGAAGTAATAAAGGATGCAACCAAAAAGTACGGCAAGTATGGTTTTATATTTGAACCGGCTCGTTTTGGTGAGCGAATGAAGGTAACCACAATAGATGGTTCTAGAGAGATTGATATCAAGTTGGATATCGACTCAGAGGACTCTGAGCGATTAAAGAACTTTATAGCCGCAAATGCTCAGATGCCTGAA